TCCTCCAATTGGCCGGCCACCTACCTGCGCCAGCTAATTCTGTCCCCGATGCAATTGAAACCGAATATCGCTTGCGACAATTAAGCCATCCCGTCAGAGAGCGATACATGCCCATCATCCGCTCTGCGCTTGAATCGGCGGAGGCGGAGGAAATGAAAAAGGAGAAGGAAGCATGAAAAAGCTTTTTGTGATACCACGTGCAACGAATGCCTTTAACAATGGACTTCTTGCCATCCTAGAAGCTCAACCCAAAATCCAATAAGAAGCGAGAAGGAGATACGAGGAGGGACTATAACAATGCAATGGTTCAAGAACCAATCCAAAAAGCGCAAGGTGATCATCATAGCAGTTACCCCCCTTCTGTTCGTTTGCCTCTGTGCTGGCCTGGCCCAGATGATTAGCCCGTCCCCGGAACCAACCCCAACGCCCATGGCCACGGTGATGCCGATACCACCCACTGATACACTGGCGCCACCAACTGAGATGCCATCGCCCACTACCGCCCCAATCCAACCTGCTGACACACCCATGCCCACCCATACGCCGATACCGCCAACAGCGACGCCAATCCCGCCAACGCCCACATCCGTGCCTATTGGCCTAAATCGCCTCAATCCTGTCCCGATAGGCCAATCAATCGTTGCCGATAATGACATCGAATTGACCATTTTGGAACTTGCACGCAATGCCTGGCCGAAGATTCACAAAGCCAATATGTTCAACGAAGAACCTGGCGAGGGCATGGAATATGTCATTGCAGTGATAAAAGTGGGTTACCTAGGAAATCCTGATGCAACCAAAAAAGTTTCCAGTTGGGATTTCCGAATAGTGGGTGACCAAGGGGTTATCTATAAATCCGCCCCGGTTGTTCTGGATGATAAGTTAGACGCCGAACTTTTTGGTGGGGGCACGATCGAGGGGGAATTGGCTTTTGAGGTGGCTTCAGATGAAAGGGGTCTCATTCTTATCTATGATTCCGGCCTCGACACTGGGGCTCATTATCTTTCTCTGGAGCAATGAAACGCGGCTGGCAATTCTTGTAACCGCCATCAAAATACTATTGGGGTGATGAGGGCCTGGGAGTTCGAAAAGGGCGGTCTTGAAGTAGGCCGCCTTTTTCGGTGGAGGTAGAGAGTGAGAGCAATTGTCTGGAGCGCAGTCAGTAGCAAGCCACAACTGCGCGGTGATAGTTTGGAACAACAGGAAGCAGATGGCCGCGCCATTGCCGAGCGGTTTGGATGGCAGGTGGTGGAGGCGCTCACTGTGTTTGGGCAATCAAGAAGCTACATCTTCTATACGGAGGCCGAGGTCGAGGTGGAGGTTTATCGCCGTTTTCGTGAATTGTGCGATAAACGGGCTGCCGACGTGCTCATTTGCAGGGGGAGAGATAGGTTGGGCCGAAGCGATGCACTCATTTCGCAGGTCGAGGCATTGGCGCGCCAGGCGGGGATGCAGGTCTACTCGATGGCCATGCCGAGTTATATTGTCGAGCCTGGTCAGGCGGGGCTAGATCGGGGCGCACTATATTCTGGGGCAATCGAGCGAGCCACAGCGCAGGCAGAGCTTATTGAGCTCAAGCGTCGCTATTCCGACGGCACCCGCGCCCGCGTCCGCCGCGGCCTGCACCCGAACAACAGAGAGCCTTTCGGCTACAGGCGCGTCGACAAAGATGCGCCCATGGCCAAGGTTCCGCGCGAGATTGCGGTCCTCAGAGAGATGTACAAGCTCTACGTGAAAGGTCTGGGCTATCAGCGAATCACCGCCCGTCTCAACAGCGATGACCGGTGGAAGCCTCGCCGCCGGCCTGTCTGGGTCGCGTCCACCGTCGCTCGCGTGCTGCACAATCCGTTTTACGCTGGCTTCGTGACCTGGCGTGACGTGGTGGCGGTGGGTCAACACGAGCCTGTCTTTATGCCGGAAGAATGGTCGGCGCTTCAGGCCGAAAAGCGGCGGCGGGCCAGGACGCGGGGCAAGTCGGCCTACCCGTACACCGGATTGGTGCGCTGTCGGGTGTGCGGCGGTGGGATGACCGTGCAATCCTTGCGGAAACACCCTCCACACGACGATGAATACTACGTGTATTACCGCTGTTCTCGTGGCGTGCGGGCGCGGGTCACGCGCAGCGGAGAACCTCACTACACCTGCGTTCCGCTGGCGGCAATCCGCGAAGCAGTGCTGAACGAGGCTCACAGGCTCTCGAACCCACAGGAGTTGGAGAAGGCCTGTCAGGACCAGGCTGCCGAGGAACGGATAGCCCTGCGGCGAGCGAGGGTGGGGCTAGAGGCTGCGCTGGACGACCTGGCGGCGGAAGTCCATCGGCTGCTGGACGCGCACACCAGGTGGGGATACATCCAGGCGGACGTGTTCGACGAGGCGATGTCCAAGGCGGCGAGGCGGCAGAAAGAGGGTGAGGAGGCGCTGGCAGTGGTCATAGCTCGGCAAGAGGAACTGCCAAACCGAGAGGAGAGGGCCAGGCGGCTGATGGACTACGCCACTGATGTAGAACGGTGGCTAGATGCTGAGGACGCTGAAGAGGCCAATGCCTGGCTGGCTCAGCGGGTACGGGCGGTGTGGTGCGAGGGGCGGGGAGTGGTGACGATAGAATTGGTTTAGTTTTGAGAGCGGTGGGTCTGGAAGTTGTAGTCTCGGGACTAGTATTTGACATTAGTGGCATAATTTAGTATAATAGGAATAAGAGGGCGTGGGAACCCTGTGGGGGACCCACGCCTTTTTTCATAGATCGCGCCCGGACTCCCACGCCCTGCCTGGCGCATCACTTGACTGGCGCGGGGACTTGTTTCTATAACCTGGCGATTGAGGAAACTTCTCCTCCCCCCCGCTCTGCTTTCAAAAAAGGGGTAGCATGGTGAATGTGATACGATGGATTTTAACGTTGTACCCTGTAGCAAGGTTCTTGCATTTCTTCAGCGTTGGCCCTCGGCCTGTTGAGTACTACATCCTCGGTGCGGACGACGATCTCTGTGTGAATCCCAACTCCAACTGGAAAATGACGCACAAACAGCGGCTTTCGGCTTGTGACAATCGTCCTGGCCTGAAGAAGATTTACGTCACTGTCTTAAACAACAAGGGCGAGCCCCTGAGTGGGATCAAGGTACGCTTCGATGTCGAGCCCTCCCAAGGCGTGGCTTACGATCACCCGCACGTCTGGGGGGTGACCGACGAGAACGGGTACCTGGAGTGGAACCACTTCGGTGTGCCCACTTGCTATATACTCTGGATGGAGGATGACGAGGTTCCGCTGGTCGAGAATATCCGTACTGATTTGCCATATGAATACTGCAATCCAGCCCCCTGGCCGCCGCAGGGATGGTATGGCGGCTGGCGGCCGGTGAATCGGCCTGGTATCTACTCGTACCGCTTTCTCGTAGAGAGGAAGGGCGATGTCGAGGCTTGAGAAGGTCGCCCTGCACATCCTCCTGGCCGTCCTCTGCCTGGCGATTCTGGTGTTGGCACTGGCGCTGATCTGGCCTGCTCCGGTGATGGCTGACGACGGCATCGTGTCGTTGTACTGGTATGGAGCTGACAGTGATTGCCATCTGGGTAGGGAGACAGCGTTTGCGTCATGGTGGGAACCGCCGAGCATACCGTTGCTGGTGCGGGACGACTGGCACGGTGTGGCCCTAAACGGCTTGGCGCCGGGTGCGTGGGTTCGGATCACTGTAGTTGGGGTGCCTGAATGGGGACGAGGCTGGCTGGACGAGAAGCTGATAGGCAATTTTACCCTGGCCGTGGTGGCCGACCGGCCTGGAGGAGAATACGGCGATGCTTGGCCCGCGACTTTCTCAGCACTGACCAATGGGCGACTCTGGATTGGAAAGCTGCAAGTGAAGATTGAGATTGTAGAGCAGTGATCATGGGGGCGGGAATGCAACTAGCGGCGGAAAGGTGAAAGCCCAACAAGACAGCTTGGCAGCCGCGGCCCCCACCTTGTCCTCCTTGTCCTCTACTCATAGTAAAGGATCCGAAAAGGGCGGCCGCTGAACCGTAATCGGCGGCAAACAAAAAATACTGAGGAGGTCTAAAATGCGTAAACGAATATGTGTGATTATGTTGATTCTACTGCTCGTATTGGTCTTGGCTGTGCCTGTGGCCGCTGCCAATAGTGGCGATGGGGGGGGGATCACCGGCGAGGCGCTGGCCCTGCTCATTGCGGGCCTGGTTGCACCCTACCTGACGCAGTGGCTCAAGAAGCTGTTCGGCAGCCTGGAGGCTCGACCTGCCCTGTGGTTGGCGTTCGGGGTGTCTGCGGTAGTTGCGGTCATCGCACTGCTGGTAACGGGAGAGTTGGGCTGGACACTACCACCGGGCGAACCTATTCAGGCTGTCGTGTGGTTCTTGGAACATACGGGCATCGTCTTTGCACTGGCAACGTTAGTATATCACCAGTTTATCCGTACTGAGTAGACCACATCCTCCTGCGCCGTTGGTGCGGCGGCGCAGGGACTTTTCATAGGTGCAGGCGGCCTGACATAACCGCCTGTGCTAACACTTTCTCCTTTCTCGTATCGTTCGGGCTTCACTCCTTTCACCGGACGATACGGGAAAGGGGATATAAAAAGGGGCGATTGTGGCAAATAATAGCGTCGATCCTGCTACCTCGCAATGGAGAGAGATGTTCAGCGAGAGGTGCAAGATTGAGTGGGAACACAACCGCCAATTGCTAGAGGAGATCCGGCAGTTGGTGCGGGCACAGAACGCTAGTGTGGCTGAGAATGTGAAAGCAATCCAGGGTAACGCGTTGGAGATTGCGCGACTGAAGACCTGGGTAGCGCTGATCGGCGGCGGCGTTGGCTTGATTGGCATCGCGGCCGCGCTTTTGCAGGCGATGTGAGGTGACGAATAACCCTCACGATGTACTTGTTAAGGATAACAACAAGCCTCAGCATTTGAGGCTGAGGCTTGTTGTGGTAGCTATTTAGTTGGATTTGGATGTTGATGTTTATTCTAGTGGCTCATAGGCACGCACGATGACCTTGCCGTCTTTGAGCTCAATGTTGATGGCAGATTAGTAAGCGTCATTTGCTCTTGCTCCTGCTCCTACTAAGGCATCAGCGATGATTCCGAATACCTCGGCGGTCTCGGCCTTGTCTAAATTCGCTGAGGTTGTCCACTCCTCCGCCAGTCTACGAAGCTGGCGGATGGCCTGCCGTCGCTCGTCGTCGGCCAGGAGCAGGGTGGCAATCTCGCCGTTGGCGATGGCGACCAGCAGCTCGGCGGGGTTGCCCTGGCCTGCCGTGGGGCCTCGTTGGGCGATGTAGCCATGCGAGGCGGCGATCTCGGCCAGGCGGGCGCGGAGCTGGCGGGATTGGGCAGCGGTCATGTTCTTGAAGTAGAGTGCGATTTGGGCGGTAGTCATGCTGGCCTCATCTCTTTGAGGGCCTGCCATTCCTCCGCAGCGGCCTTTGCTTCCTCGGCCTCTTCCTCCCACCTGGCCAGCCACTCCTCCGCGTCAACGATGACGTAGTTGACAAACTCGTCAGGCGTGCCGATTATCCAGTCGTAGTTGTCCCGGAAGTCACCGCCTGTGCGGAAGGCGATGATGCCCTCATCTATGACCACGAAGTCAACACCTTCGGTCCAGGTTCCAGAGCCGGCGCGATTGAAGTACTCACAGGTGGGGATGTAGCCACGCTGTACCGACCAGCGTTCGGGGTCTATATCAGCATAACCCACCTGCATTTCAGACTTCAGTGTTTTGATTAAGACTTTCTGATTTTCGATCTCTGTTCCTGTAATCATTTTTCTCCTTTCAAATTTGATGTAAGCGGCTTAACCGCTCCCGCCTGCTCATCGTTGCCGATGGGCAGAGCGGCAGAGGTCAAACTATCATCTTCGGAGTGGCAGGTCTGCTTCGCGGTAGAAACCAGAGATTCCCTGGTTCCTGGCTTGGACGAATGGCACGAGTTCATATTCTCTGCAAATCTGATCATATAGCTCATGCTCCATAGCTTGGATTTCGTCATAGAGCTCGCCTGCTGAAACCCAATCATACATGTATTCATCGAATTCGGGATGAGATGGATCCATGTTCTGGAGCTCTCTTGCTCGCGCCATGAGCTTTTCGTAGTCAGCGTATGCAGCTTTGAGATGGTCAATGTGATTTGCATACTCTTCTACTAGATCGTGATACTTAGCCATTTTTGTTTCTCCTTTCTATTCTCTAGAGTTACCTATATTATACTATATTCTCTAGAGTTTGTCAAGCAATACTGCGTATAATGTCGGAAATTGGTCGGTTTTGGTGAGCTTTTTGGCTGCTGGAATTGGGTTGAGAAGTGGTTGACATTGGATTGAGCCTCGCCTGGTGGTGTAGGGAACGGGTGATAATTTTCATAATTCTAGGGTAGTCGGGATATGGCAAAGAGTGAGAAGTTCACGTGCAAACAAGTCATTGAGGCGATCAAGGATAGTCACGGTTTGAAAGCGGCCATCGCCCGCCGCCTGGGTTGCCATGTGACCACCATCAACAACTACATCGAGCGCCATCCCTCTGTAGCTCGGGCTTACCAGAATGAGCGGGAGGCGATAGTCGACCTGGGCGAATCGGTAATCATACAGGCTTTGAAAGATAGCGACGCGGTGACGGCTCGTTGGGTTTGCGCGACGTTGGGGAAGGATCGGGGCTACTCTGAGGAGAAGCGAATAGTCGGTGGTGGCAAGCAGGGCGAACACCTCGTCATGGTGATTGAGGGCCTCGATGAAAGTCGCTTATAAATATGTGCCCTATGGCGCAATTAAAACACTCTTTTACAGTAAGGTAGATGAGGTAGTCATTTCGGGGCCATCGGGGACAGGCAAGACGCGAGGCTGTCTGCAAAAGCTACTTTACTATACTGACAAGTATCCTGGAATGCGCGGCGCGATTGTCCGCAAAACCCGCGCTAGCATGACCCAATCGGTCAAGGTGACTTGGGAGAAGAAAGTCCTCTTTGAGTTTCTGCAAAACGGGCAATTCATCTGGCGCACCGGAGAGCAAGAGTACCGCCACCCGAAAGGTTCAGTCATCGTCCTGGGTGGCCTGGATAAGGTCAGCAAGATTTTGTCCACAGAGTTTGATCTGATCTTTGTCAATCAGGCGGAGGAGGTTACTGAGAACGACTGGGAATTCCTGACTTCTCGCCTGCGCCACGGGGCGATGCCCTACCAGCAAATCATGGGGGACTGCAACCCGGACCAGCCTCGGCATTGGCTGAAACAGAGGGCTGATCAGGGCCGGCTAGAAATGCTGGAGAGCCGCCACGAGGACAATCCTGAATTGTGGGATGGTCAGGATTGGACACCGAAGGGGAAGGCCTACATCGCCAGGCTGGATGCGCTGACGGGGGTGCGCTATCAACGTCTCCGCCTGGGCAGGTGGGCGGCGGCCGAGGGGCTGGTCTACGATGGGTGGGATAGGGCCATCCATCTGATTGATCCCTTCGACATCCCCGACGATTGGCGGCGGATTCGGGTGATCGATTTCGGATTTACTAACCCCCTGGCTTGTCTCTGGTTTGCTGTGGATGGCGATGGGCGGATGTACCGCTATCGTGAGATTTACATGACGCAGCGGACGGTGCGGGTGCACGCCCAACAGATCAATGCCCTTTCGGAAGGCGAGTACATCGAAGCCACGGTCTGCGATCACGATGCCGAGGACCGGGCCACGCTGGAGGAGAATGGGATCCCGACTATCGGGGCGCAGAAAGCGATCTCCCCAGGTATCCAGGCCGTCCAGGAACGATTGAAGGTACAACAGGATGGTAAACCCCGCCTGTTCTTGTTCAGGGACGCTCTGGTAAAGCGCGACCAGGCCCTGGTGGAGGCTAAGAAGCCGACGTGCACTGAGGAGGAGATTGATTCCTATGTCTGGCCGAAGGGCGTAGACGGCAAAGCGATCAAGGAGCAGCCAGTGAAGCTGGACGATCACGGGATGGATGCAACCAGGTATGGGGTGATGTATGTGGATAAACCGATCGTCCACTTCGCCGATGTTCCCCAGGCGCCGACCGAGCGCAGTAAGTGGAGAATTGACTGATGACTGCTAAAGTCAGCCAGAAGTTTAAGATAGAGGAAGAGATTGGCCGCACTGGATTGGCGCAGTGGTATGGCATGGTCGAGGAGCGGTTCGTCAAGGATCTCTACGGTAAGGATGGCATCACTAAGTTTGATGAGATGCGCCGGCGGGACCCGACGATTCGCTCGCTGCTCTACGCCACCAAGCTGATGGCGCGGACCAGTCAGTGGAAGGCGGTGGCGGCTTCTGATAAGCCTGGGCCAGATCAGGAGGCAGCTGAGTTCCTGCAGTCGTGCCTGGAGGATATGAGCCACACGGTGATAGACGCCATTGACGACGCGCTTTCGATGCTGCCCTTCGGCTGGTTCTGGCAGGAGATCTGCTATAAGCGGCGGTTGGGGGCGACAGGTAAGCACGCGAGCCAGTTCGACGATGGGAAGATCGGCTGGCGAAAGTGGGCGCCGCGCAAGCAATCTTCCTGGCAGAAGTGGGAGTTCGACGAGGCGGGGGGGCTGGCTGGGATGTGGCAGTGGCCACAGCCGCAGCGCGGCGGCGAGCACATCTTTCTCCCTATCGAAAAGTCACTCCATTACGTCACCGAGTCGGACTGCGGAAACCCCGAAGGGATCAGCCTGAACGAAAGCATCTACGAGACCTGGTACTTCCTCAAGAATCTGCTGCCCCTGCTGGGCATTGGCTTTGAGCGGAGCTTCGTGGGCTTGCCCTATTTTAAGTGGCGGGAAGGGGTGAAGCCCGATCCTGAGGACAGGGCGGCTGTGGAAGCCATGGGCAAGGGGCTGAGGATGGGCGAGAAGGCATTTGCCTCCATCCCTTCCAGCATCGAGGAGTTCGATCTCAAGAGCGTGGCCAACCCCGTGGCCGGAGACATCCTGGCCACTATCAAGTACATGCGGGCGCTCATTCTCCAGACGGCCCTGGCGGATTACATCAACCTGGGCGTTAGCGAGACGGGGAGCTGGGCATTGGGACGCGACAAGTCGCAATTGTTCCTGATGGCCACCAATGGCTGGCTGGATAAGATCGCGGCGGTGTTGAATCGGTTCGCCGTGCCTAGGCTGTTTGGGTACAACGAATTTGCGAGCATCACAGCCTACCCCCAGATCGATCATACGATGATCGAGAAGCCCGACCTGGAGGAGCTGGGGCAGTTCATCGAGCGCATCGGTCCCTACATCCCACTGGCTGACGAGGACATGATCTGGTTACGCCATCGGGCGGGGATGCCAGAGATCGCGCAGCCATCAGAGGCTCCTGGACCCGAGACAGGAGAGGAAGAGGAGGCCGAAGCATCGGGATTGGGGCGGGCTCTGGCCGAGTTCGCCGAGGCGCCAGAGAGCGGGACGTTGGAGGCCATCGCGGGGCAGGCGCTATCTGAGCGGCGGGGGGTGTTGCAAGAGGCCCTGGCCGCGAAGCAGGCGGATCCTGGAGATGCGTTTTGGACAGCGGAGGAGAAGGCGCTGACGCAGGCCATGCTGCCGGGGATCGAGCAGATGGCCCTGGAGGGAGCGCGGGCGGCGGCGGCCGAGATGGAGGTCCTGGGGATCGTGGTGGACTGGACGCTGGTGAATACGGCGGCCAGCGAATGGGCCAGGACGTACACCTTTAGCCTGGTGAAGGGGATCACCGAGACCAGCAAGACGGCATTGCAGACGCAACTGTCCAACTGGATCGAGGCGGGCGAGCCGTTACCTGAGCTGTTCAAGCGGTTGGACCCGGTCTATGGGCCAGTGCGGGCCGAGATGATCGGGGTCACCGAAGCGACCAGGGCTTACGCGGAGGGGAATACCCTGGTATGGGAGAAATCGGAGGTGATCGAGGCGCGGCAATGGCAGACGGCGGCGGACGAATTGGTCTGTCCGATCTGTGCCCCCTTGCAGGGCCAGGTGGCGAAGTTAGGCGAGCCGTTTCCTGGCGGGATCATGAATCCGCCCGCGCACGTACGCTGCCGCTGCTGGGTGACTCCGGTGATCATCAAGGCGAAGAAGTGATGGCCGATACCGTAACCGTCGAGATTGAGGGGTTGGATGAGCTGATCGGGCGGCTGGGCAAGGCGCCCACCCTCGTCCGCAAACTGGCGGGGGACGCGATGGAAAAGAGCGTGGCGGTGGTCCATCGTAAGCTAGCCACCTATCCATCCCCTCCCCCAGCTTCGACCTACAGGCGGACGGGCACACTGGGCCGTTCAATCACCACCAAAGTAGAGCGGAGCAAGTTCACGGGGGAAGTGGGCACGAATCTGCGCTATGCTCCTTACGTGATCGGTGCGGAGCAGGCGGCGATGCACCGGGGTAGGTGGCAGACGGTGACGAGTGTGGCGGAGGAGTTAAAGCCGCAGATCGAGGGTTTTTTCAGAGAGGCCAACGAGGAGTTGGCGAGGGAGCTAGCAGGATGAGTGATTGGAAAAGAGAAGCCTATAGAGATTTATTTCAGAGCACATGGGAATTAGCTACAGCACTTGATTGTTTGATATATGGGATTGGTTATGTTTTTCTTAAGCCAATTCAAAAGATTGTAGATTGGATAACGGGATGATCATTCGCTGTCAGCTTTGCAGCACGCCCATCTTTGAGTTGCGGAAAGTGGGTGAGGATGCTATAATAATCCTGAAGGCCAGGCATCACAGTGAGGAGCACATCTCGCTGGTCAACATAAGAGAACTTCTTGAAAGGTTGGAGAAAGGAGAGTCACTAGATGACCCAGGAGATAGTTAACAGTGAGGAATTTCAAGAGCTTATAATGCAAGTGTCAGAGGTGATCAATGCCTTGGCTGAAGCCATCCGTGGTTTTGCCCAGATTGTGGACGAAGAGCTTCGCCCTGTAATATGGATGGTAATAGAATGCCTCCGCCGTTGTGGATTTTACACGCAATTTTACTATCGGTTGATACGCCATAAGCGGTTGGCCTGGTGGATAGCCTGGCATGTACCCTCCTGGCTGACATGGAAGTTGCCATTAGATTGGGTAGCATGGAGTATCTAAGCGATTAGTGACATAACCGAATAACAGAGCTGCCAGACAGCCCCTTTCGAGCGACGTTGATCGCCCCGGAAGGGGCTTTTTTATTTCCCGTTTAAGGAGGTGTCATGCCATATCCAAACGAACATTCATGCAGGTTGCACGACCCAGACGAATATCAGAAGAACAGCTTTCGGCGTATCGAGCGTGGCACGAAGGGGCGCGGGGCCGAGACGGGCAAAAAGCTCAGCATGATCATTGGCAAGCGCCAGGGTAAAACAACTACTGAGACACAGGCTTATCGCTATTCTACGGAGGTATGGTCAGAGGCAGAGGCGAGAGCGCATTGTAAGGAAGCGGGGGGGGCTTTTGAGGCGGCCTCGAAGGAATCCGAAGCCGCTCAGATGGGCGAGTTGGTCCCCCTGGCTGAATTCGCTGAGGTTGGTGACGTGATCCCTGTCCAGATCGCCCGGCCAGGCACATTCACGGAGAAGCATGGCCGAGAGGTCGAGATCACCGACGATGACCTGGATATCTACGTCGCCAACTTCGAGGCTAATGCAACGGGTCAGGAGGTTCCCATTTTCAAGGGGCATCCTTCCCTCTCGACGCGCCCCGAAGAGCCAGCGGCCGCCTGGTACAAGCGATTGTACACGAAGATCGTGGACGGGGTGAGGACGCTGTGGGCCGACATCGAGCTTTCGGACCTGGGGCGCGATCTCATTGCCAGGAAATTGTACAAGTACTTCTCTCCTTCGATCGACCTGGAAGGTAAGGTCATCAAAGGTGGGGGGTTCGTGAATCTGCCAGCCATCAAGGGGATGGCGGCCATGGAACTATCTGGGTTTTTGCAGGAGGTGGAGAATATGACATTTGCTGAGCGCGTCAAGCAGGCTTTGAAAGACCTGTTCAAATATGAGCCTGAACTACTGGCTGAATTCAGCAGCCAGACTATAACGACTGGAGGTGAGAACGAGATGACAGACGAAGAGAGAAAGGCACTGGAAGCGGAGATCCGCCAGCAGGTAGAGGCGGAGTTTGCCGAGAGGCAGCAGAAATTGGCCGAGCTGACCGCAGGCATCCGCGAGGAGGTCGAGGAGAGGGTGCGGGCCGAGTTCACGGAGCGGGCCAAGAAGGAGGCGGAGCTAGCTGAGTTCGCCGAGGAGGTTTGCGAGGGCGGTTTGTCCACCCCTCCCGACGAGGTGGCGGCGTTCCTGGCAGACCTGAGCGAAGAGCAGGTAGAGAAGGCCAAGGCGCTTCTGCAGGCCAAAGTGGTGGACTTCTCCGAGCGTGGTCACGGTAGAGGTGGGCAGCAGTTGCAGCAGCTCCCTGACGCGATGAAGGCGGCCCTGGTGCAGCATCTGAAGGGCCGCACGGACGTGAAGGAAGCGGTGACTAACTTCTGCCAGGCCAACGAGATCGTGGAGGCGGAGTTCGACTTGAGCAAGTTTCTGCCGAAGGAATGACGTTCCACGGCGTGAGTAAAAGTAAAACAGGAGGTGAACGAACATGGCGAATATGACTTACAGCGTTAGCAGACCGTACAAGGGTAGCCCGAAGCCGTTGCAGTATGGACTGGTGAACTATACCGACTATCAGGCGGCGGCGAAGGAGTACTACTCCTACAAGGGCGCGATCATGATGATCGACATCGACGACGTGGATGGGTACGCTCAGCCCTTGCAGAGCGGTATCACCGTGGCATCGGGTGACGTCTTCCTGGGCATCGCGCTAGAAGAGGTGCAGGTCAAGAGCACTGACACCACCGATGGCGATAAGAAGATCCGGGTGGCCACGGAGGGCGTTTGGGCGTTCCCTGTGGGCAGCCTGACGGTGGCCGACATCGGCGACCTGGCCTATGCCTCGGACGATCAGACCATCACTGTCACCACCACCAATCACCTATGGGTGGGGCAGATCGTGGGAGCGGACGACACCTACGTCTGGGTGGACATCAAGCTGGCGGCTGGCCGAGAGGTGGCGCAGGTCTAGCAAGTAAAAGAATGAATCAGGAGGTGAAAAGGCATGATAACCAGAACTGACATTGCGAAGAGTTTGGAATATGGCGTAAAGGCGGCCTTCCTGGAGGGGCGAAACCTGTGGACGCCTACCCGCGATTTGATTGCGGAGGAGGTGCTCTCGACGGGCAAGGACGAAACCTACGTGGGCCTGGCTGATCCGCCCATGCCTGTGGAGGGTGTGGACCAGGTGCAAGTGCGTGGTCTGAAAGAGCGGTACATCACCATCGAGAACAAAGACTGGGAGACCACCCTGGCGATCACTCACAATGCCATCAACGACGACCGGGTGGGCCACGTGGTGCCCTGGATGCGCAAGGCGGGTATGCGCTTCGAACAGTACATGGACAAGCGGTGCTGGCAGGCATTGAATGCAGGAGACGCCAACACCTATGGGCTGTGCTACGACGGCAACGAGTTCTTCGATACGGCGCACGTGGACCAGGGCGCGGAGTACGTTACCGCTCAGAGCAACCTGGGTACGACCGTGCTGACCCTGGACGGTTTCAACACTATCTGGATCGCGGCCCAGGCCCTGAGGGATTCACGGGGTGAATACCTGGAGATCCCCTTCGACCTGTTGACTGTGTCTCCAACGCTGAGGAGCGTGGCGGCTCAGATCTGCGACAACGAGAACGCCTACGACACAGCTAACAAAGAGGTCAACCCATTCAGCGGGGAGTTTCGCTACCACTACTCGGCGCACGTGGGTGCTGCGAGCTGGATGCTCTCTTGCACGCTGCCCGGCTTCAAGCCCATCATCTTCCAGTTGCGGCAGCAGCCCGAGCTGGTGGTGTGGGACGATGAGATGGTGGCGATGGGCAACGGAGTGCGCTACATGAAGTGGAGTGCCCGGTACGATCTCGGATACTCCAACTGGCGCTACGCGTACATGGGCAAGACTTAGACGTAATCGCTGCTGGTGGCCGTGGGGAGACCTCCGGCCACCAGCGGCAAACAACGGAGGTGCAAAATATGAAGAACAAGCGACTGGCAATGCTGGCCCTCGTCATGGCGCTGGCACTGTTCGTGCCGTCCTGTGGGGTGATCTGCCCGAAGGTGGAGGTGGTTCCGCAGGGCGTGACCAACTACACCGGCATCGAGATAGACGTGCCGAGCGGCGATAGCAACGTTGGGCTGGACGTGGATCAGAATGGCACGAGCGACGTCGTGAGCTTCAAGGATGGCGGGACCGAGGTCTTCGATATCGCCGATGGCGGGATAGCTGACTTCAAGAACAATGCGCCTACGAACCTGGGCGCGGCTGGGACTGACTTTACTTCGACTGGTGGATTGACTTTGGCCGGCCCCTTAGCTGCAAGTCCTGGGGCGGCGAACACGGTCTTGGTCTATGGTTCGGCCATTACTCCCTTAACAAGCTCGGTGGTGATCACGGCGGCATCTACCATAACAAATGCGACTATGGCAGCCTGCACCGTGAACGGCCAGTTGGTGATTATCGCCATTGCCGGGGATTCCGACATCACCATTACGGAGAGTTCTACGCTGTATGCGGGCGGCAGTATCGCGCTGGACGCAAGCGAGTTTGACGCGGTTGCCCTGATGTGCGTTGGGTCTAAGTGGCGGAAGATCGCGGCGTTCGCTGACAACTAATATGACTATGGGGGAGGGGGCTTCTAAGACGCGCCCCTCCCCCTCTCACAAAGGAGCGAGGCACATGATACGAACGGAACAGGTCAAAGTTACCACGACGGGCAGCGCCGGGTCGGCCACGGGCGCGGCTAACACGGCCAGGGCCATCGTCGGCAAGATTCTCAAGGTGCGGCTGAACTATCACGCCAATGCGCCGGCCACCACGGACGTGACTATCACGGAGCGCGTTGGGAGCACAGATTGGGAGACTATCCACACCGAAACGGATAGCAAGACCGATGTAACGCGCTATCCCCGTCGGGCAGTAGAGGATAACGCGGAGACCACCGTGACCTACGATGGCACGAACGAAATCTATGAGCCGTTCGTGGTTAGTGATCACATGCGAGTGGCGGTAGCTCAGGCAGACGCGCTAACGGATTGCGTCGTGGTAGACATCTTTTACGAGGAGTAGCAAAATGGCAACACTCTACGAGTTACGAGTCGTCGCTGGCCATCGCTTTAACGAACTGTCCATCCGCCTTAAGAACGGCAAAAAAGTCTGGGTGGGCAAGGACAAGGCGACCGTGATCAGTTCGAAGAAGCTGGCCCAAGGCGAGGAGTTCACGATTGAGCGCTACGAGAAGGAAGGGCGCATGATCGTGGCGAAGGTGGATTCAGAGGCCAAGGCCAGGGCGCAACCGAAAGCCAAGAGGGCGCACAGGCAGCCGGCTGACCTGGAGGTGTAGCATGGCAATAGGGGCTAACTCCTACAGCTCGGTCGCGGAGGTGGCTGCTCTTACTCCTCAATTTACGGCCAGCGGCAGTTTCAGCACGGCTACCAGGCCCACCACAGCGCAGGTCGAGGCGTTCATTGATCGCGTGTCGGCTATCGTCAATGTGCTGCTGGCGGAGGAGGGCTTTTCCATTCCCATCTCCCAGGCGGACGCCAAGCTGGCCCTGGATCACTTCGTGGTGGAGGAGGTGGCCGACCTGGTGGAGTCGGCCAATATGGCGGGCCGCTTCTACATGGACGAAGGGGAGCTGAGGAGCCGGGGCCGTTTCAGGGTGATCATGGGCGACGCCGAGCAGTTCATCTCCGAGCACTCCGAGGGGATCCAGTCGCTGGGGGCTACTCGGGACCGCTCGCTGACTTACGGCCTGAGCTATTGGGCCACGGACGATGCGGGTGACGAGATCGAGCCGATCTTCTCTCGCAAAATGATGCGTCAGAGCATCGTAGATTGGGACGAGGAATGAGTTATACGACGGTTTTGGCCGCGGTGCAATCCATCATCCAGGCTCTGGATGATTATGACGATGGCGACGTGACGCGGGGCGATTATCGGGTGTTCAGTCGCGGCTCGCCGCCTTATGCGATCCTGGGCGGTGGTGCCTTCGAGAGGGGGGCGGACGTCCATCCCCAGGGGCGGATGAATAAGTGGGTCATCCCCATCGAGCTTTACGAGCAGTACGCGGGCGATGGCTCTGAGCTGGACAACATCGTGGCTCACCGCCAGACGTTGATTGACACCTTCGACGGCTATCCCACGCTGAACGCCTTGGGGAACATCACCAGGTGCATGATCACGGCAGGGGAGACGGTGCGGCGGGTTTCCTTCGGGGAAAAGGCGGGGCAGGGCCCCTACTGGCTGCTGCAGGAGATGACGCTGGAGGTCTTCGAGAAGTCCACGGCCAGCGGAGGTGAATATGCCTGATGTATTCCTGTCCATCGTAACCCGGTGCAGTCCTGATCGCGCCGAGTTGCTACTGCGCAACACGCGGTCGGTGCGGGAGCAAACGGATCAGGGCTTCGAGCAGATCTTCATCGAGGGCGCGGCCAACCTGTACGATGCCAATCTGAGCCTGGCGGCCGCGGGAGACGTGCTGGCGGGGCGGTACGTGTACATCCTGGACGACGATGATTATCTGTGCGACCCCGACTTCGTGGCGGAGGCGAAGGGGGTGGCTGCCGAGGAGGATCCTGACGTGATCATGGTGAGGATGCGGCGGCTGCATTATTTCGAGGGGGAGATATTGCCAGACGAGGAGAATTGGCGCGGGCCGCCAGTATTAGGCAAGGTAGGCTCTCCTTGTTTTCTGGTGAAGCGTGAGATTTGGCAGGAACACATCGCGGAGTTTGGGAGGCCCATCTGCGGGGACTTCTACTTTATACGCAAGTTGTGGGAAAGCGGCTACTCGTTTCATTGGCTGGACAGAGTGGTGACCGAGGTGGATAGGAGTTCAGTGTGATGGCTGAGGTGACTGCTGTCCTCATCAACTACAAACGCCCTCAGAACATGGCCCAGATCATCGCTATGCTGCGAGCCCAGACCGTGCGGCTTGAGTTGATGCTGATCAATAATGCGGGATGCGAGGATTTCGGGGTGGAGCGGACGGTGCACGTGCCCTGGGACGCGGGGCCGTTTCTGGTGATTCCATTTGCGCTGTATGCCCGGACGGAATGGGTAATGGTGATCCAGGATGATCTGAAGCCGGGGGATATGGAGTTCGTGGCCGACGCGCTGGAGTTGGCCAGGATGCGCCCCAACGCCATTACGGGGGCTTTTGGGCGTAGGCTGTCCTTTGTGCCGCCCCATTACGCCCAGGACGCCTTTGGCAGCGTGGAGATCGTCAAGAGCCGCTTCTGGATATTTCGCAAGGCTCTTGTGAACAGGGTGCGCTTCCCTGTGCTCAGGCCGCCAAGCGGGGCAAACGATCCTTGGATCCACGAGGATATCTGGTTTAGTTTAGCAGTGGGGAAGGGGCGGCCGGTGCATCTGGCCTCGTTGGGGCTTCGAGACCGGCTGGTGGAGTTGCCAGGGGGGGATGGGGTAGGTTATAGCCATCGTCCGTATCACTATCAGGAGCGTGAGGAAGTGACGCGGCGTTATGTTCAGGAGTTGGTGCTGTGAAAGTTGACATAGTGATTCCATCTTACAATACCCTTCCCCTCCTCCAGGGCCTAATACAACAGGTGGACGAGACAATTTGGGCAAGGCTCTCTGCAGGCCACCTCGGAGGTCATCTCGTCGTGGTGGATAATGGTTCAAAAGACGGGTCAGTGGATTTTCTCCGAGAACTTTTGTGCGATGAGAATGGATATGGTCCATATCTCACAGTGATCTTCAACGAGGAGAACCTGGGCTTTGCCAAAGCGTGCAACCAAGGGACATCATTGGGCGAGGCGGAGATCATCGTCTTTCTGAACACCGACGTAGAATTGAGCGACGGTTGGCTGGAGGGGGTGCTGGCGGCCTTCGAGGATCCCGAGGTGGCCATCGCGGGCTCACAGCAGGTGAAGCCCGATGGCCAACTGTCGCGGTATACCAACTTTATCAGCGGAGCCTGCCTGGCTGTGAGGCGGGACTGGTTCGAGAGCGTGGGCGGCTTCGACGAGCAGTTTTTCTTTGGCTACGATGACTTAGATTTGTCGTACCGTGCCGTCCTGGACGGACGTAAGTACGTCACCACAGAGCCCGCCATCGTCCATCTGTGCCGGGGCAGCCACGATGACCATACATCTGCCTACATCGAGGAGGCAGGCAAACTTTTCAGGAGGAAATGGATGGAAATAGTGTTGAAGTTCGTAGGGCAGCAAGGCCGTTTTCTGATTGGCGTCCCGTCGCACGACCTGACGGCGAGGGAGCTAATGGGGCTGATCCAGCGCGGCGGCTGGACAAAGCAAGGGTTGGTAGCCAGTGGCCTGTACGAGGAGATCGCCGACGTGGTCAGGGCCAAGGTGCAGATGTCCAAGATCAAAGTGGACAATGTGGAGTCAAATCTGTCTGGTATCAGAGATGACATAACTGTCGCTGAGGCTTACGCTAAAGTCAAGCCTCGGCATAAGAGAAAAAAGTAAGGAGGTTTAGGCAATGGGTTTTCCTTTCTATCGAGTCCAAGCAGGTAAGGAAACAGCGGGCTCACTCGGCACAGCCGTGGCAGCCACGGCCAAGTGGATGCAGTTCCTATTGCATCCCAGGGTGGGTGACAAGACCTGGGTGCAGCCAGAAGAGGAGCGGGGATCGAAGGTGGGGGCTTTCCGGGCCTACGTGCCCCAGGAGCAGGCAGAGCTGGGCGACCTCACGGGCGACGTGACCTTCGAGGACCTCATCTATGCTCTGAGCATGGCCATCGAGGGAGTGGAGGCCAGCCAGCCAGACTCATCGAACTATCCCAGTTCCTATCTATGGGACTACGATCCGTCCCTCACCGCCGCCGACACCCCCTACGCCTTTACGGTGGAGTGGGGCGACGACGTGCAGGTGTGGGAGGCGGAGTACGTGTTCGCCACCGGGCTGGCCATCAGCGGGGCGCTGGGCGAAGCGTGGAAGCTGTCGGCGCCGTTGGTAGGCCGCCAGCACACCGCGGCCAGCTTCACCGGCTCGCTGGAGGATCGGACAGTGGAGAGCGTGCTGATGAATAAGAGCAAGCTCTACATGAACGACGTGGGGGCCACGGCCAATCCAGGCGACACGCAAATCCAGGCCGCGTTCAGGAACTTCAACTGGAAGATGGGTGATCACTTCACGCCGTTTTTCACCGGCGACGGGCAGAAGTATTTCACCAAACATAGCGAGAAGAAATTTGCGATCGGGTATCCGCAGCTCACGCTAGGGCTGGTGCTGGATTCTACGACCAAGACGCTGATCACCACCAAGTACGACGCCGGCACAGTGCAGTTGGTGCGGATCGCGGGCACAGGCTCTGACATTGAGTCCAACTCTGCCAAATACGTCTACATTGACGGCGCCTATCTGATCAAGGACGTGGCTGAGTTGGCAGAGGCCGATGGCCAGACGTTGGTGGAGTTGACCCTGGCAGCTCAGTACGATTCCGACTATGCCAAGTTGTTCCGGATCCAGGCGCACAACGGTGTAGCCACGCTGCCGTAGATTGGCCAGGCGACAATTCAATATAAGAGGTGACGAGATGACCGAGGAAATTCACGCCTTTATCGACACCCAGGATGTGGAGACTATCGTCGCGCCCTTCTTCAAGGATGGCGAGGAAGTGACTATTAAGAAGTTCTCCTACGCTGACCGGCAGGCCTTGTCTGGCGAGTATATGAAGCTGTCTGCCGACTGGAAGGGCAAGAAGGGCGACAAAATAAAGCAAGACACGACGGTAAAGAGCGAGGTCGTCCTAGGCAAGATGAATCTGTCCATTCTGGACAGGGGCATCAAGTCCTGGACCCTGTACACCCGTGAGGGCAAAGAAGTGCCATTCTCACGGCGAAACGTCAGGCGGCTTACCGAACCGTACGCCGAGTTCATCCTGGAGAAGATCAACGTCTTCAATCCCACCCGCTCGTCTGGCGAGGAGGACGAGGACGCGGACGCGGATGCCTTATTTTGACATGGTAGACGCGGCGATGGGGAAGGGCAAATATCCCGCTCGCATGATGCCGATCCTGATATGTAGATACATGGGCTGGAGCTGGCATGACCTTCAGGAAGCTCCCGCCCACGTCGTGGATGATATTGTCATGATGATGCGGGCTGACGCGGCGGCTGCGAAGGCACGGGCCAAATAGGAGAGGTATTCGATGGCATCTACTGCTGCACTTGCTATCGTAATCAAAGCTAAGGATGATGCGTCGAAGGCCCTGGGCGGCATCCAGGGCAGCCTGGGCAAGCTGGGGAAAGTTGCCGCCGGGCTGGCCGTTGGTGCCGCTGCGGGTGTTGGGGCGCTGGTGGTTGGCATTGGCAAGCTGGCATCGGATGCGGCGGCGCTGGAGCCGGTGCGCCAATCGTTTGAGCGGCTGGCCACCGATGCGGGCACGAGTGCCCAGGCCATGCTATCGTCCATGCGCGAGGCGTCGCAGGGCATGATCACCGACGCTGCCCTCATGGAGAATGCCAACAAGGCCATGCTCTTGATCGGCCAGGACGTGGCCGACGAACTTCCCCAGATGCTCAAGATCGCCCAGGCCGCGTCGAGGGCCACGGGCGAAGACATGGGCTTCATGTTCCAGTCGTTGGTCACAGGCATTGGCCGCAGCTCGAAGCTCATCATCGATAACCTCGGCATCACTATGGACGTGACAGCGGCCAACGAGGAATACGCCGCTGCACTAGGCAAGACCGTTGATGAGCTGACCGACGCCGAGAAGAAACAGGCGTTCATGAACCAGGTCATGGTGGCCGGCGAGGACATGATCAATCGCCTAGGGGAGGGCACAGGCGGGGCGCAGGTGACCATGGCCCAGCTCAAGACCACCTTCTCCAATATCACTACCGAGGTAGGTTCAGCTTTCATTCCCGTTTTGATGGCGGTGTTAGAGCCGCTGGGAAAGCTCGCCCAGGAGTATGGTCCGAGGGTGACGGAGTGGGCGACGGAACTTTCAGGAAAGCTCCAGGAATTAGCTACACAGTATGGGCCGATGCTGATGGGCTTCCTTGCGCAGTTAGGGGAGTTCATTGGCGGGACCCTCATTCCTGCGGTATCAAGTATTGTATCATTTATCGGTGACAACTTCATGCCAATTCTGGCAGGATTAGCGACAGCCATTACCATCGTTGTTATCCCGGCGCTAGTGGCGTGGGCTACCGCAGCGGCGGCCAGCGCGGCGGCTACTATTGCAGCCTTGGCCCCTATAGTTATACCAATTGCCGCAGTAGTGGCGGCCATTGTATTGCTGAAAAAAGCCTGGGAGAGCAACTTTGGAGGCATTCAGGACAAAACAAAGGCGGTCTTTGATTTTATACAACCCAAGATCGCAGCAGTGATGGATGCCATCGGTGAGAAGATTAATGCTGTGCTCGACATGATACGTGGCTGGTGGGAGGAGAATCACGCGCTGATCCAGGGGACGGTGGAGACGGTGTGGGGTTGGATCAGCGGTTTCATAGACACGACCTTGGGTATCATTCAGGGTGTAGTAGAGACCATCCTCACTGCCGTCAAGGATTTTTGGGAGGATCACGGTGAGCGCATCATGTCTATCGTGCGTTCGGCCTGGGATATTATCGAGACCTACATTAAGACCGTCATCAATGCCATCCTGGGCATCATCAAGACAGTGATGCTGCTCATTCAGGGCGATTGGGAGGGGGCCTGGGAAACCATTAAAGATGTAGGCGAGACAATTTGGGAGGGGATCAAGTCTATCGTCTCCAGTGCCATTGACATCGTGGAAAACACGCTGGAAATTGCCATGTCTCTTATACAATCCGCCTGGAATACAGCCTGGGATGTGCTCAAGACCAAGGTCTCTGACATTGTAGGAGATATTAAGGGCACAGTGGGCAATTTTGTCCAGGTAGGCAAGGACCTCATAGGTGGCCTGATCGAGGGGGTGAAGGCTATGGCCAGGGGGGTTCTCGACGCTGCGCTGGGCGCGGTGAAGGACGCCGTCAATGCTGTCAAAGGCTGGTTGGGCATAGGTTCTCCTTCCACCGTGTTCATCGAGATCGGTAAAGCCCTCATGGCCGGATTGGAGCTGGGCATTGGCGAGGGGGAGGCCGCTGTGCTGGAGCGGCTGGGCGGGGTGATGCGGGGCCTGGGGTCGGGTTTCGAGGCTATGATCAGCGGCTTGCAGGCGCTGGCCGGCTGGGAGGGCATTGGGGAGTGGACGTTCTTCGGCCTGTATGTCATTCCTGCCCTGGAGAACTTCAAGCGCGATTTGCGTCTGGTCATCCAGGCTTTGAGCGACGTGGCCGATGAGTTTGGACCCGAAGCGATGGATGCGGCGGACCGGGTGGCTAAGGTAACTAGCGAAATCGGGCGGGCCCTGTCCTCGATCACCGCGGGCCTGGTAGACCTGGCAGGATATACGGGTATTGGGGAGTGGACGTTCGTAGCGGGCTATGTCATTCCTCAGATTGACGCCCTCAAGCGCGATTTGAAAGCTGTAGTGAGGATGCTGGCTCAGACGGGGATAGACGTAGCCGACGCCGTGCCCCTGGCGAAGGCGTTCGCGGCCGACGTGGCCGAGATCATGTCCAACATCGCGACGGGCGTCGAGGGCCTGAACACTCTTCAGGAGATGGGCACTGCTGAGCCACATAGCCTGATCGAGGCGGGAAAGAATCTGTTGGCATCGCTGGCCGATGGGTTCGTGCAGGCGTGCTCCGACGAGTGGGAACGGATCAGGGGGGCGGTTGGTGATCTGATTGAAGATCTGTGCGATGTCATCGCTGCGACCCTGGCGCCTATTCTGGCCGAGGCCGGGTACAGCGCCGGCCAGAGTCTGATGGTGGGCTTGATTGACGGTATGATGAGCTACTACGACCAGCTCATCCAGGTCGTGAACGACATCATCGCCGCCGTGCAGACCGCCCTGGAAGCTGCCGCCCAGATCGGTTCACCCTCCAGGATGACGGAGAGGATCGGCCAGCAACTGGCCCAGGGGCTGGGGGTGGGATGGGAGAAGGCGATGGGGGACTGGCAGCCGCAGTTGGCGATAGCTATGCCTGCGCCTGGGGCGGCGTATTCATCCGCAGCAGCAGCGCCGACACCAGCGCGGGGCAGAGGTGACGTTCACATCGAGGTTCACAATCTCTACGGTACGGACAGGGAAGCAGCGGAAAAGTTTGGGAAGTACATCGCCGCGCAACTGCGGCGGGAAGGAATAATATAAGAAGGAGGTACTAAAATGGCAAACGCATTGTATGGAAAGGGCAGGGCCGCGTTTCTCGATGGTGACATTGATTGGTCGGCTAACGACATCAAGTGCCTGCTCGTGGACACGACCGATTACGTCGTCTCTATAGACGTTGACCAGTACTGCAACAAGGACACCATTCCTGATCTGGCGCGGGTGACCAACGGCCTGAGTGGCAACCTGGCCAGCAAGACCTCGACGCTGGGAGTGGCGGACGCGGCCGACGTGACGCTTAGCTCCGTCTCTGGCGAGCAGTGCGAGGCCCTCGTCATCTTCAAGGATGGTGGCGGCGGCGGAGTTACCCAGAGTGGGGTTACCGACCTGCTGATCGCATACATCGATACGGCGACTGGGCTTCCGGTGACCCCCAATGGCGGCGACATCACCATCGCGTGGGATGCAGGGGCGAATCGTATATTTAAGCTTTGAGATTTGACACCAGTATCCCAAGGTGTTATAATATACCTACCTAAAAATCAAGGGGGTATATTATGGACACAAAAATCTGCTCAAAGTGCGGCCAAGAAAAGGCGCTATCAGAGTTTTATAGAAACCGTTGCAACAAGGATGGGCGCCAAATATATTGTATCCCCTGCTGGAAAGCCATGTATAGGGAAAAGCGCAGGGAGCAGCTACTTCAGGCCGTCGAGATGTCCAAGAATGCACGCTTTGAGGATTTCGGCAATCAAATCAAGGAATCTCGTTTAATTCTTGGTTTGACGCAAGAACAGGTCGGGAAGACCGTTGGAGTTACTGGAACTCAAGTTCGTCTTTGGGAAAAGGGTAGGACGGTTCCCAGACCAAATAATCTTGAGAGACTGTGTGGGGTTTTAGGACTGCCGATTCCGCTTTCGGTAATGCGCAGCAAGGATGGCCACTTCCCAATCCGGGTAGGGACATGTATCCAGTGTGGGAGGCCCTTTCCAGTTTACAAGGAGGGTGTTGAGCATTGTGGGCGTAAGTGTGCCGGCCTGACTCAAAGCCAGCGACAAAAGGGCGAGAACAATCCTGTCTGGAAAGGCGGGCAATATCATCTGGCATCGGGGTATATCCGTGTCAAAGTAGATCAGAAACATCAGATGTATTCGATGACAGATTGCAATGGCTATGTGCTAGAGCATCGCTTAGTGATGGCAGAGCACCTCGGCCGACCACTCAAGTCCCACGAGCACGTCCACCACAGAAATGGCGTCCGTGATGATAATCGTATTGAAAACCTGGAGCTGTGGACTGTGGGAAGGAAAGATCCGTCTGGACAGCGTAGCTTGGACCGCGTCAAGGATGTAATCGGCAGGTTATCACTAGAGAGCCAGGCTGATCTGGTCATTTGGTTACAAAAGAAATTGGGAAGTGTTTAGGCGAACAAGATTTTCAAGCTCTAGCTCTGAATGTCCCGAGAGGTTCAATTCAATGGCCCAGCTATCCCTGGCGCGGAGTTCGGGAAACGCCTGCCGTCCCTGCTTGCGGCGGGGCGGCTGGGCTAAATCATAACAGGAGGCAAGAAAATGAACAGGATAGAGTTACTGAATGAGTACGAAGCAAAGCTGAACGGGTTCTTGTTACGGTGCGATGCACACCAGCACCCAGTTACCGAGAATTGGTTGAAAAAGAACCAAAGCTGGAAGCCAATGCCAGATTTGCGTTCCTCAATTGTTGAGATTGAGCAGGACCCGGGCGGCAACAAGGTAGTGGAGCGGCACATCACCTTCTTCTGGGACGACGACCAGAACGTCAAAGGCAATGTGCAGTTCTACGTCAAGAACAGAGGGCAGCCTGACGAAGAGGCGATTTGGCTTCAGGGCAAAGACCCTAAGCCGCCCGCGCCACCTGAGACCTTCCAGCAGAAGGTGACAGCGTGGCTGTACAGCAAGGTTGGGCAAGTTGTAGGCCCATACACCATCAAGCACATCACAAACGTCAGTGCTGACCAGGCGGCAAGGACCGCTACAGCGCGGGTGCTTGTTGGGAAGACTGACACGCTCAAGTGGCTTGAGGTCTATCTATGGCTTGACGAGGCCAACAACGTCCGGTTTGAAGTGATACCTAGCGCAGTGATACCCGGTGCGTAGGAGCATAGATGGCGTACAGTTTCTACAGTGAAATAACTATAGATGCAACCAAGGTCCCTGGCGACCTGGCTAATTTCCCCGTCCTAATCAGCGGGACGTATGACGGCACGGGTGGCGAGCCTGACATTCGCCTCGACGACAACGGTGGCAATGTCCAGAATACCGCCTCGGGTGGCGCGTCGGGTTCTTACACCGTTCCCGCCGACCTCGTTTTCTCCCCCAACACTGACGGAAGCTCCGAATATGACCACGAAATTGAGAAGTATTCTGCTACCTCTGGCGAGATAATCTCCTGGGTTGAGATCACTGCCCTCTCTGGGACACAGAACACCGTGCTTTACATGTGCTACGGCGACTCTGGCGTCACCACCTCCCAGGAGGACGTGGCGGGGACGTGGGACAGTAATTTCAAAGGTGTGTGGCATCTGGGAGAAGCATCGGGCACATTCTATGACTCTACCAGCAACGGTAAGGACGGCATCGACTATGTGAGTGCCACGGGCAAGACAGGACAAATTGGAAATGGACAGGAGTTTGATGGCAGCGACGATTATATCAACTGTGGCAACCTTGGTTCATTTGCCAATCATACAGTTGAGGCGTGGGTAAGGGGACACGATGTTGAGGGTACAACTGATGGTTATCCCTACTGGTCAAGGATAACGTTTACTTGGAATAACTACAATGCTTTTATGTACACCAATCCTGCGGGTAGTCACTTCATCTTAGCGATATATGGCAATGCCGGGAGCGTAGTCGGATTTACCGGTTCAAATAACACTTGGTATTATACTGCCCAGACGCACGATGGGACTACAGGGCGGGTCTACGAAGGTGGTGCAGAATACAGCAATTTCGCCGTGGGTGGCACTATTGTATTTGATGAGTTCAAGATTGGAAAGCGATCTGGAGGATACGGCACTCCATTCGATGGTGAGGTTGACGAGGTTCGCGTTTCAAATATAGCCCGCACCGCCAACTACATCACCACCACCTACAACACCCAAAACGACCCCAGCACGTTCTACAGCGTGGGGGCGGAGCAGGCAGTCACCCAAACACTTGAGCCGACCGGCATTGCCAGTGCTGAGGCGTTTGGCTCCCCACAGCTCAACCTGAAACTGGCTGCTACAGGCATAGCCACCGCCGTGGCCTTTGGCGTGGCTGTGATCATCTCGACCATCGCCCCCACGGCCATCGCCAGTGCCGAGGCGTTCGGTACTGCTCAGTTAAACCTGAAGCTAGAGCCGGCCGGCATCGCCAGTGCCGAGGCGTTCGGCTCCGCCCAATTAAACCTGAAGCTAGAGCCGGCCGGCATTGCCAGTGGAGAGGCATTTGGCACCGCCACAGTAGGCCAGCTCATCAGCCCCACGGGTATTGCGAGCGCGGAAGCAATTGGGTCTCCCATCGTCGCCGGCCCGATCACGGTGACGGGCATCGGTAGCGCCGAGGCGTTCGGCTCCGCTCAGTTAAACCTGAAGCTAGAGCCGGCCGGCATCGCCAGTGCCGAGGCGTTCGGCTCCGCTCAGTTAAATCTGAAGCTCGAGCCGGCCGGCATCGCCAGTGGAGAGGTGTTCGGCGCTGCTCAGTTGAACCTGATACTAGAGCCTACCGGCATTGGCAGCGCCGAAGCAATTGGGTCTCCTGTCGTGGTAGGCCCGATCATAGCGACCGGCATCGCCAGTGCGGAGGCGTTTGGGACGGCTCAAATCAATCTAAAACTCGAAGCCTCGGGCATCGCCAGTGCCGAGGCGTTCGGCTCCGCTCAGTTAAACCTAAAGCTAGAGCCGGCCGGCATCGCCAGTGCAGAAGCCTTCGGGACACTCAGCATCGGTACGTTGATTGAGCCGGCAGGCATTGCCAGTGCGGAGGCTTTCGGCACGGCCAGCATTGCCATCACTATTAGCCCAACCGGCATCGCCAGCGCGGAAGCCTTCGGGACGCCGTACCTGTTCGAGACCATCCCCCTCAAGATCACCATCAACGATGTTGACCGCACCCTGTCTATTGACCGCGACACCATCCGCATCGTTGACGTATTAGGCAAACAGGTCAACACTGCCTCGTTCGCTTTGCGGGGCGGGGGCGCGATGGGCCTGGCCGAATTGCAGGAGGTGATCATCTCCTCGCTCGATGGAGGCACGAGGTACTTCGCTGGCTACATCCAGACGAAAGAAGAAATCGAGGGCCAGGCCGGCTACGACCTGGATTACGAGATCGAGTGTGTAGATTATTCCTGGGACCTGGAGCATCCGGAGGCCCTGGTGGACGGGACCTACACCAGCAAATCCGACCAGTGGATCATCCAGAACGCCGTGGCCGCCTGCATACCCGACATTGACTGCACTACCTACGTCGAGGAAGTCAAAGCCGACACAGTTAGCCGGGAGTACGTTCAACAAAAGCCGTGGGCCGTGCTGGACGACCTGGCGGCGCTGGCCGGCGCCGAGTGGTACGTGGACTATGGGCCAGGCCCAGGCGCTCAAAACGCCTACCTTCACTACTTCGATGCCGGCACCAACGTTGCCCCCTTCTCCCTCTCCGATTCACCTGATCTGGCCGCCTCGTTTCCCTATAAGGGTCTGCACGAGATCACCGAGGCGCCGCAGGCCAACAAGGTGCTCGTCATCGGCGCGGGAACGGTCACAGCCACGCGCACTAGGGGAGCGGAGGAAGACTACGGCCGCTGGATAGTCGACGTGCTCAAAGACAACAACATCACCACCACGGCCCAGGCCGAGGAGAGGGGCGACGCTTTCTTGTTGGCCGCGGCTGCTGCACCATCATATACTCTGACCACGCGCCGGCCAGGACTACGGAGCGGCCAGGACGTGACCCTGGTCAATGCGGTACGGAGCATTGATGCCGCCTTCGAGATCAAGAAGGTGACCACCAAGTTTATTGGTGGTGGGCACGCCAGTTTCGCTGTGGAGATGGGGAAATACATCTCCAGCCTGTCCGACCTGTTTCGAGGGATGGCCGAGCTTGTGGACGTAGCGCCCGCTGCACCCACGGGCCTCAGCGTAAGTACTGGTACAGCTCAAGACGATGATGGGCACTGGCACTCCTATCTGAACATATCCTGGTCGGCAAATAGCGAGCTGGATATGGGTGGTTACGATGTCAAGTGGGTGATTGGCGGGAATACCAGTACGAAGCGCGTTCCTGAAAGCCAAACCGCGGAATATATCTTCCCCGTTGATAGCCACGTTGCTTACTCAGTGCAGGTACAGGCTGTGGACATGGGGGGAAATCCGAGCGGATACTGCACTGCTGCTACAGGTACTACCGCTAAGGATACTATAGCCCCGGCCATACCTGCTAACCTAACCGTTACAGCAGCTAAGAAAGCCATTCGCATCAAGGTAGACAAAAATACTGAGGGCGACTGGGCGGGTAACGAATTTCACGTTTCAACGAGTAATGGGTTTACACCTTCAGCGAGCACCCTGGTTCACAGTGGGAAGAGCACTGCACATACTTACCAAACAGCCAGCTACGTAGCCCACTACGTTAAAGTGAGAGCCTATGATACCGCCAGTACTCCGAATTACTCAGCCTACACCGCGCAGGGATCGGCCACGCCACAGCAGATTGACGCGCCCTCGGACGTTCCGGCCAATAACATTCCCAGCGGCCAGATTATTTCTCTAGCAGCTACCAAGATCACAGCGGGAACACTTCAAGCCGGGGTTGTCTACGCAGGGAGTGTGGCTGCAAATAAGATCACGGCAGGGACGTTTGTAGCTGGTGTTATTTATGCAGGAGATATTGAGTGTACCCAGATTAAGGCGGGGACGATAACGGCTGCTATTAGCATTCAGTCGGCAGGGACGATTGGATTCGTGAATGGGCCTCAGCTTTATGGCAGCGGCACACACCTGGTTTGTAGTGGTGATTTATGGGGTGCTCAAATTAGAGGCTCGTCTTTCGTCGCAGCAACATTTGGCACAATTTGTGATAGTCTAGGAAATATTGCTGGTGCAAGTTATGCGATTGGTGCCACAGGGATTGTAGATTCCTCTCGCCATCTCAAAAATGTTACACTAGATGCTAACTGGGACGTAGGGGCCTATCAGATACGAGCCCTGACATTTTATTCCGATCAATCCACAATCGGGGGCCCTCCGCTTACGGTGCTTTCCACAACAAAAGTAACCAACCTCAATGCCGACTATGTAGACAGCAGGCAGCCTGGCACCGGCGTAGGGGATATCGCTTATTACGATGCTAGCGGCCGCGTTGCAGACTCTCAATTGGTAGACGGAAAAGAACCTGGTACTATAGCAGGGAAGATAGCCTATTATGATGCTAATATTCGGGTATTGGACTCGGTAAAATGGAATGGATGTACCATTGATAATTATTACGCTGGCACTAGCGCCGCCACTGGCCATGTCACAATCTATATCGGTGGGACACCCTATTATCTTTTGGCTTATACATAGCTTTAGGAGGAAATTCTATATATTGGTGGAATGGTAGTAGTGGCACGAAGTTGAATTGAATCTAAGATAAAAGGGGAGAAAACATGGCAGAAGAGAAGGGATCACAGACGAAGCCGCTCAGCGAGGCGCAACGTCAGTATTTGATGGTCCTCAACAGTGCAGTTCTGCAAACACAGGCAGAGCTCAATCGTTTCGTCGCCTATCTCCGGCAGGAGCACGAGGCGCCGGAGGCAGAGTGGATGTTGAGGGAGGTGGACGTCGGGTTTGAGCAGGTTGGGTCAGGTTGAGGGGATGGGCTGCTTCCTGGGGGATTAATGAGGCCCGGCAATGCGAACTGCCGGGCCTTTGCTCGTGATGCGTAGCGTTAGAGCACCTTGAGCCAACTTTCCTGGAGGCACCGGCGTTCGCAACCGATGCCCCCAAGAAAAAAGGAGAAAGCTCCCGCCTCGCCGCACCAAACGAGGCGGGGTGTCAATGGTCAGTCAATTGGTCTCTGCAACCCTCCAGATACTGCGTGAGTTGCTCTGATTGCCATTGCCTTTCGGCGCAGGTGGCGGCCTCGGCGGCGGTCCAGGCGGCGTCCCAGGCGGCGGCCCAGGCGGCGGCCCCGGCGGCGGCCCCGGCGGCGGCCCCGGCGGCGTCCCAGGCGGCGCCCCAGGCGGCGCCCCTGGCGGCC